AAATATCTTCTTCTTTAGCAGTCATATATTTCATTTCTATTTTACCAGAAGATAAGGGATTATCCTTAGGATAAATTAATCCTTTAGATGGTAATTCAACAATTTCAGTTGGGAATTTAAATTTTGATTCTGTAACTTTTTTTTCCATACTTTAATAACTTATTTTTTTACGGATATAAATATATAAAAAATAAAAATGGTGCCAAAATTGGCACCATTCTCAAAGGTATGGAGGGTTGGGTAATTAAAAGTTTAATATACAATAATCCATTGCAACAGTGATATCTAAGTTGATAGCTGCGTCAGCTGACCAATCATATTCACCAAATGTAGCAGTTTTACAATAAGCTCCTTTGATAACCCATTCGCTTACTACATCTCCTACTGGACCTAATATATCTAATGTTAAATCTTTTTTATAGAAATCTGAATATCCATCTCTACCAGTTACACTTTCATGTGCTAATCTAGCCCATTCCATTATAGCTTGAGCTCCTGATGGAGTTACAGGATCATATAGACCTAAAGTCATATCATTCCATCTGACTTTTCCTTTTACTTTTCTATACACGTTCATGTGGTCAAGAATGATTTCACCCGCTTCAAATCCAGGTGCAGTTACATTTTTAATTAAATATGCTGGAATACCGTCTACATATAGTATAAATCTATTTTGAACTTTTGGTTCAAAGGCGGTAAACATTATTTCGTTAGGGTCTAATACTGCCATTTTCTATTGTTTATTATAAATATTGCCTTTTTTATTTTTTAGAATTCAACTCCCGTTGGTGTTACATTAAAGTCTAGTACTATAAATTCAGCTGTTTTAGTTGGTTGGATAAATATTTGTCCTACCATTTGATTTCTATCAATAACATCAGCTGTATTATTAGTATCATCCATTACTACTCTATAAGCAAATAATCCTTGTCTTTGTTGAACTGATTCTAAATAAGGATTTACTTGGTTTAAGAATCTATTTCTTGTTGCAGCTGTATTTTGCTCAAATAATAATGTATTTCCGATATCACCAATTACTCTTTTTAGTTCAATTAATAATCTTCTAACATTTACTCTATCTAAAGCAGTTGCTGCAGTTTGTAATGTTTTCTGACCAAATATTACTGTTCCATTTCCTGGGAACTGAGCTATTGGATTAACTTTTGCTAAGTATAATTTATCTCTATCCGCTGGAGATAATTTTCTTTCAGTTGTAATTACACCACCTACACCACCTCTATTAAATCCTGCTGGGGCAAACCATTCAGCACCTAATCTATCGTTTGTAGCATATACTCCTGGTATTACTGTTGAAGCCGGTACAAAAACTAATTTACCAGTTTCGATTCCTAATACTTGAACATGAGGCCAATATGTAGCAGCAAAACTTGAATCAACTGTTGTTGCAGAAGTTATTGCCTGATTTAATGTTGAACCATAATCTCTAGTATCAATTACTGCAATAGCATCACCTCTTTGTGTAACACAATCAATTGCTGCATTTGTAGCAACTGATCCATTTTGAATTGTTACACCTGGTATAGTTAATATTTCAAAATCATACTCATCTGTATTTTGTAATAAATTTAATGATGCTGTATAGTAAGCTGCTTCTAATCCTTGAATAGAAGAAACATCTATTTCATTATACATTTTTAATCTTGTATTTCCATTAGCACCTCTTCCAAATACGCTACCTGCTCCTCCTGTAAATGCTCCCTGATTTGAACCACTACCTACTTGAGGTAATGATGAAGTAAGTGCTGCTTTAAAGTTACCATCACTATCTAAATAATCTAATGTTGGTTGGCCCACTGAAGATACTCTTACGAAACGGCTGTTATTAGCGTAAGATCCAGTAACTTGTATGTATCTATTTCCATCACCATCAGTATCAAAATTTCTTGTTTGATTACCAATTACTTGTTCTATGTAGTTTGGTGAATTAGGATCTAATGATAAATCTGTAAAAGATTCTAATATTGTTTTTCTACTTGTAGTATCATCCCCTCTTCTAATTAATAGGTTAAATGTACCACTTCCTGAATCAACATTTGCAATTTCGTATCTTAAATTTTCTGATGAACCACTTACTAATGAACCACTTGTAGATACACTACCTGAGTTATTCATTATAGCACCTTCTGATAAGGTTTCTAATGTAAATGATGCAGAATCAGCATGCATAAGTGCTCTTACTTCCGCACTTGCGGGTGAAAATCCACCTGATACAATTCTAGTAACAATTGCAGTTTCACCTCCTTGTTGGAAGTAGTTATTAATTGAAATGTTAGTTAGGTATTCAAATTTTATACTTGCGCTTGTAAATGATCCACCAAATCTATTTACGAAGTCACTATATGAAGTAACTACTGTTGGGACATTTACTGGACCTTTTACCGTAGGACCTAGCACTGCTAGTCCTGCTACTACAGGTCCTTGAGTAACAAGTGATTGATCGTTTTCACGTGTTAATACTCCTGGGGATAATAGTGTTTCAGCCATTTTAATATTTTATTTTATCAATAATAAATATATAAGAGAGTTTTAAAAATATTATTCACTATTGGTTATTGCACCTGTTTTTAAATCAATTGATGCATCACCATATTTTTCTTTTAATTTGTCTCCTATTTCTTTTTCTTCTAGAAGAAGTTGTTTATATCTTGTTTCTAAAACTTCTTCTTCTTCATTAATATTTAATTTTCTTAATGCTAATTGTCCTAATTGATAGGTTATAACATTAATATTTTGTTGGAAATTTTCTAATTCCTTTAACTCCTCGTCTGTTACCTTTGTTTCTTTAATTGCCATAACGTTTTTATTTATATATAAATATTTAATGTGTATATGAAAACAAAAAAGAGAACAAATGTTCTCCTTTTTTTAACTAAAATTAAATAACTATATTATTTGTTTTCTAAAGTTTTAACTCTATCAGATAATTCTTTTACTGCTTGGATTAACACAGCTGTTAATTTATCATATTTAATTGCTTTATATCCATTTTCTCTATCTGATACTATTTCAGGTAATACTTTTTCTACTTCTTGTGCTATTACACCTATATCTTTCATATCACCATATACATGAATATCTTCCATAGGAATCCAATTATAAGTATATCCTGTTATTTGTTCTACTTTTTCAACTGCACTTCCAATTGGTTCTAGATTTTCCTTTAATCTTTCATCTGAAGAAGCAAATGCTACAACATCATTAGTAGCTAATATAGCTCCGGCAACACCTGAAGGAGCAACATTAATACCTAAACTTTTAAATCTACCATCATCACTTGAACTTACTGCACCAATTATATTTGTACTACCAGTAATGCTTACGGATCCGGATAACATGCTACTACCTGAGACGTTAAATGATCCCGTTTGGAAAATACTACCTGTTAAAGCTGTACTACCACTAACTCTTATTGCTAGAGCTGAACTTCCTGTTACTAATAATGAACCTGATATGGCTCCAGATCCTGAAATAGAAAGGTTACGTACATTACTTGCTAAATCTGCAAATGATGCTGTAACTGTTGGTGCTAAACCATTAGCTCTAGTAGCAACTGAGGCTGTTTGTGCTAATACTGCTGTAGATGATGAAATTGCCGATACTGCAGTTATATTAGAACCATCACCTTGATAAGAACCACTAAATGAACCACTAGTTATACCACCTAATATATCTACTATTTGAGCCCTATTACCCATTCCATTACCATGAGATGTACAATAATACCTTAAAGATGCAGATGTTGCAAAATTAACATCAAAATCTACATATGCACCTGTATTACCTGCAGTTCCAACTGTAGTTACACCTACTGTATAAGCAGTATCATCTAGTAATCTAAATGCAAATGGGTGACCATCATTAGTCGCATCAGATAGATCAAATCTATATAATTCTCCTCTATTAAGTGATAGAGTTGGAGCAGTTACCCCATTAAATGCATATTTGTTTCCTCCATCATTAACTACTGTTACAGGAATTACATTTGATGTTACCGCCTCGTCTGCTTTATCTGCAAAACTTGCTGTAGCTGCTGGACTTAAAGTAGTTGCTCTTGCAGCAACAGAGGCTGAAGTGGCAGTTACTGTAGGTGCTAATGCGTTTGCTCTTGTAGCAACAGAGGCTGTTTGAGCTGCAATAGCTGTTGATGCTGAAGTTGCAGTTACTGTAGGGGCTAAACCATTTGCTCTTGTTGCAACCGAAGCTGTTTGTGCTAATATCGCCGTTGATGCAGATGCAGCTGTAGCCGCTGGGCTTAAAGTAGTTGCTCTTGCAGCAACAGAGGCTGATTGAATCGAACCTGAAGCTACCACACCTGTTAATAATGTACCATCTCCTTGGAATGAACCACTAAATCCTCCTACACTAGCTGATATATTGCCTATAACAGTCATACTACCTGTTTGTAGTAAACTACCTGTAATTTGTTGAATATCAGCTGCTTTATCACCAAAGATATTTGATCCAGATGTTATTATAGTAGAAGCGGATTCAAATACTTGTAATACAAAACTACCCGTTTGAGCAGAAATGCTTGTCAACCCTGTTAATGAAGCTGCTGTAGCTCCTAAATCTACTTCTGTTGAACCTATAGTAACACTATCATTTGCTAATTTGGCATTAGTTACATTACTATTTAATATTTTATCTGTAGTAACAGCGTTATTTCCAATTTTAGCAGCAGTAATATTACCATCGTGTACGGTACCTGCTGAATCTGCAAAAGATGCTGTTACGGTTGGGGCTAAACCATTTGCTCTAGTAGCAACTGAAGCAGTTTGTGCTGCAATAGCAGTTGAAGCAGAAGTTGCTGTAACTGTTGGTGCTAAGCCATTTGCTCTTGTAGCCACTGAAGCTGTTTGTGCTAATACTGCCGTTGAGGCAGATGCGGCTGTTGCTGTAGAAGCTAAAGTATTTGCTCTAGTAGCAACGGATGATGTTTGAGCAGTTGTAGCTATAGAAGCCGATGTTGTTGTATCAGCAAATGAAGCTGTTACAGTTGGAGCTAAACCATTAGCTCTAGTTGCAACTGAAGCTGAACCAGCTGTCATTGATGCTGTTACACTGTTTACTACATAGGAGCTACTTAAAAAAGTAAAGTTTTCGTCCATCTCTGCGATGGTAAGTTTTCTACCTAAACCTTGTCTTAAAGTAATTGCCATAATTAATTAATATATGTTATAAATATTGTTAAGTTATTCTAATTTTAATATCATTTCCATTTCTGTATAATCCTCCTAAAGGAACTCCACCACTACCTGCAGCTGTATCATTTGCAAAGTTAAGACTTTCAGATACTTTAGTTAATATAACTGCCCCCGCAGATTGTTTTACTTGTCCTATTATATCTGCTCCACCTTCTATGATAGCTGATCCCGTTGTAATTAATGCTATACCTCCTATATAATCTTCAACATAATTGTCAATATAATCATTTATAGAATTAATTCTTAATTGCTCAGTACTTATATCTCCCTGGAATGAACCCGAAACTGAACCTGATAAGTTTAATGCAGTTATAGAACCACTAAATATAGCATTATCACTAACTATTAAAGCATTTCCTCCAAATAAATAGTCATTTACATAAGTGTCATCTACATAATCATTTCCTGGAGAATCTAATGTTAAGTCACCTAAAACTGAAGCGGATCCAGTAAATGGGAAAGGGTTTATACCCGTTAAATCCGAACCATCACCACTATATGAACCTGTAAATGAACCCGTAAGTGAAGAACCAGTTATTTGGTTATCAACTGATAAAGAAGATAGAGTAGCATTAGAGCCACTAGTAATAAGTTTTTTCCAACTAGGCATATAATTTATTATGGTTGGTTACAGGATTGCCTGCCCACTTCCCTTAAGGGCCGATAATATCAAGTATAAATATTTTAAATTTATGGAGGAGAAGTAAAATATATTTATTCATTCTCTTGGAGAGATAAATAGGCTTCTTGGAGTTTCCAAGTTAGTTTAAAAACTAATTCAATATCTTTTCCTTCAAATGAAGAATTTTTAATCATTTTTAAAAGAACTCGTAATTCTGCCTTATCTAAAAGCAAATCCTGAGGTAATTCTGCATTATCAATTACCTTACTTTTTCCCTCTTTTACTTCTATTTTGCTTGCAATAAAACCCAAAACTATTTAAAATTTATTATGAAGAATAAACGTAAATTTCTCCATTATCAGCTACAAATATATTTCCTTTTTTAGCATATTTAGCTATTGTATCAGTAGGATCATTATCTCCACTACCACCTTCTATTACTGCTGCAACATATGCCTCTGGAACTATGGTATTTTGAGCCGGATCAAAAGAACCAGTAAAACCCCATCTAGTTACGGCCGAATCATAAGCTAATGCCTCTGAATTTTTTGATCCAGATTGAATAACAGCTATACCACCATCCCCTGCAGCATTTGATCCTGATGCTAATCTAATAAATCTATCTGCAACATCTAAATCAGTTGTATGTTGAAAAGAAGCCGTACCTACAACTGTTAAATTTCTAGTAATAGTGGCATCTCTAGTAACTGTTAAATCTTGTCCAATAGTAACATCATCAGGTAAACTAATAGTTGCTTTTACATCAGTACCATCTTTTGTAACGGCAGTTACTATTTCATTTGTAGTACCTAATATTTGTAAATCATCAGTTTGTAAATCTACATCTTGTGCTCCTGAATCACCATCTACAGTTAAAGTAGTAGCAATTCCTGATAAATTAGAACCGTCACCTTGGAATGAACCACTAAATGAACCTGAACCTGCTCTAGCTAAAGTTGATACATCGGCTAATGAAGCGGTTGCAGC